TTTACTTCTTGTAAAGTAAATCTAACATCTGCTGAGTTTCCTTCATCATCAGTACTTAAAATAAGTCCACGACCTGCAAACTCTCTATTATGAATAGCAAAGTATCTATTAGTATCATGAAGTAATCCTTCATCATCTACATACAATGTATTGTCTTCATCTATATCAACACAATCAAATGTTCTACATTCAATAAGTGTATAAAGTTCTTTATAGTTTCCTGTAACTACAACCTCTTTTATTGTTTCATCAAAGGGATTAATTAATATACCTTTCATTTTCTTACTCCATATATTCCTGTTAGTTTATCTTTAATAGGATGTTCGGAATTTAATACACCCTCAAAAATTTCTTTAGCTATTATACGCTTTTGCTTTTCGTCTGTCAAGTCTGTTAATATCTTTACATTTTCTAACTTAGGTTTCCAAGTCTTCCAATATATTTTTTCTTTAGGTCTGACATTCCAAGTCCAAGATATGTTAGTGCCTTCATAGTCATAACCAAAAGTTAAGTTATATCCTTTAATAACCATGTTCTAAATCCATTCTTAATCTATCTTGCATAGCCATGTGCTGTAAATCTTCAGTAGATATTGCATCAGCACAATGCTTAGATAAAAACTCAATAACTATTTCAGCTTTAGGTTTTAAAGCTTCAGAGTCTATATAGTTTTCATATACATATTCTATACAATCAGCTTCTAAATCTGGTCTATTAGGTAATACCCAAACATTACCTACATAAGTTCTAACTTCATCTATTATTTTATCGTTTGCTTCGTTACTCATAATCTACCTCTACTAAATTCCAATCTTTATCATAGTGTCTTTCACTATCTGCCCATTTGTAATCAGTGCTATCACTTTCAATAAAAGCATCAACATCAATAGTCTTACCATTCTTTAAAAAAATATAAAGCGTTGCCCATTTACCTACCTCAACTCTTTCTACATCTTTTAACTTAAAGCCTTCTGACTCTGCTATATCTTCCATATCCCAATGAAGAGTAGTAGTGTAGTTAGCTTCAATATTTATTATTTTATTTTTCATGCTTCCTCCTCTGTTTCAAAATAAATTCCATACTCTTCTAACTCTTCTTCGTTTTTAGCCTCTACTCCACCATCAGATAAAAAATTAAAAGCTTGTTTTTTATTGTCAAACTTTAACTCTTTGTTTTCTTTATCAAGTAAATACTCTTTACCATTTAAAGATATGTCATTGATGTATCTGTATATACTTATCATGCTTCCTCCTCTGTTATTAATTCGTCTATGATATTCCACATATCAACTATTGCTTTTGATACTTCATCAGAACAGTCACCAATGGCATCATCTAATTTACTCATGGCTCCCTTGAGCTCTCTGTGTTTTTCTATCTTCATGCTTCCTCCTTCTGTTTGTTTCTCTGTACATAATCCCATTGACTATACTCACCAAGCAATCCAATAGCAATACCATGTACAAAGTCTTCTAAACTATAACCTTCTTTTAGAGTTAGTTTAGCTTTATCAAAATCATATACACACATATCATATATAGCACCTTCTACTCCTTGTAATATTCTTCTAGCATCTGCCCCATCTTGAATATCATCTGAATCAAAACTTACAAAGCTCATACTTCCTCCTTGTCGTAGCATTCTTGACATAAAAATACATGGCTAACCCTTGCTACAATTTCAGGGTTGGCACAGTAATCACAAATTATTTTATCTTCTTTATACATTTTCTTCCATATCAGTTAAATTATTTTTAATTTTTTGTAAAAGATTATTCTTGTGTTTTTCAACTTCTAAATTACTTTCAAGATTTAAAGCTCGAACAACATGGACTAAATCCATATCTAATATACTAACCCAATCACCTTTTGTCCTTGACCAATATTTAATATTGTCTGTCATGTCACAAGGCACTGCCCTGTTTTCTATAACTGATTGAAGTTTTAGTAGTTTTTTAATTTTCATTTTGTCACCTCCATTATGCGACTGCTATTAAGTTATTGTGTACTACAAAACCAGAAGTATCTTTTCTAGCTTTGCCTTTTGCTTTCAGACCAACCACTACATTAGGCTCATCTAAAAATCTTTGGTCATATTTATCTCCATCAATCACCTTTAATCCTCTGTAAAATTCAGGTAACTCCTTAGAAAATACAACTGCTATGTTCATTCCTTTGCTGTTAGCTTCATCAAATAAATTAGCATACTTCATATTAGCTTGAGAGTATGACCAAGTCAAGTGATAATTATCTATGCCAGATATATTCCTAGTAGGAATCTTAGTGTAATCATAGAAAGTTATATCAGGAAAAGTGTCAAACACATTCCTACCTTGTAGCTCTTGATACTCCCATTGTATATCGGAAGTACCATTGAGTCTTACACAAGGTAGTTTTTCCAGACCTTCTGCTTTCTCCTTAAATTTATTTATCTCAAAAAATAACTGAGTCATAAAGTCTTCATAGTTATTCTGAAAGTATAGTGTCCTACGCTTTCTAGCTTCTTGAATTGCATTAGTAGTTTCTCCTTTCTTGAAGATACCACCACGACCTGCTGTATTTAAACAAGCCTCTTCGCATTGAGCAATCTTTGCATAAGGACAAATAGTTTTACCACCTGCACTATCACTAGGAGATAAGTACATTACTGTAGACATATAGTCATCATGTAATTTATCACCTTTTAAAAGTTTAGGGCTAGTCATTGTAAGTAATTTAGTTTTCATAATTAATCCAGTCTTGACATGGCATATGCAGTTATACCATATTTTCTTAGTATTTCTTTATATGCTTCTGCTCCAATTTCTTTAACATCTATAGATTGTCCAACCCAATCAGAAGGATTATAAATATCATAACCTCCACTATGAGAAGGATATCTAACAATACCTTCTTTCTTTAAAAATCTAGCAAATGGTG